GGGTAAAGGGAGATCACCATAATGCTTCAGGCAGTCTCTCAATCGCTTCTTGGATCCCTAGCCTCAACGAGCTTAGGGGACCCTGTGGTCAAGCGGCTTATCGGACGCCGGCTGGCCACAGTAAGGAAGGACACGCATTGGTACCGCGTGTTCACCGACCAGACGCATGCCGCTGCGGCAGTTCCGGAACGGGATCAGAACCTTCCTGAGCCGACTAGTGCACAGATAGTCCAGCATTCACTAGAGAGAGCAGCTCAATGCTTGCTCAGTCTCTGGTATGCTGTTACTGTAGACACTCCTCTTGGGTGTACAATTGAGCCAGTTCCCTGGGTCCAAAAGACATTGATGTGTTATCTTTGTCTAGACCTTCAGGATCTGTTACTTAAGTACTTCAAGGAGTGCTGTGTATACTTGTCAGCGAAAGGACTTGGTCAGCGCGACGACAACCGAAAAGCTCTAGATTGTCTGATTGACCGAGTACGGGAGGACACCCTTCACATTGACGACTGTGGGGTGTACCTGGTTGCAGGCGGGCCATTAAAGCCGGTCTTCAAGGACCTTATGTTCAAGGGTTCGAAGATTGTCGACTGTGCAAATAACTGCACGCCCTGTAATTACCGATGTCTCAACCTTGCTCAGAACATCCTCCAGGCCAAAAGGGGTACACCCCCTGCTGAGCCCTGGATGGTGGAGCAAGCCGTGGAGAATCACCGAAAGGCTCTCACAGAACCTCACTCGGGTCCTTCCGACCCGCTCTGCCTGGAGTGGCAGGACCACCAGCGTCGGTTGGTCTGTGAAGTTCTAGATATCCTGGTCCAACACCTTTTTGGGGGTGTGGTGGCAGAACTTGAGAATAAGGTGCCGAGCCTGAACTCATGCTTCGAGCGTTCCATAAAGCAGGGAGGAGCAATCACTGAGATCTTCAGTCGAATGGTTCCTCGCCTGATGAAGGACGACGAATTCTGCAAACCCCAAACGTTCTTGGGCTTCTCAGAGTTGGATGCTATGATCGAGCACCCCGTGAGTGGTTCGGTCCTGGAGCTAAGGAACCCTGCTTCGATTAGGTTGTTAGCGGAGAAGTATGATAAACTTCTATGCCAGCTAGACCTTGAGGATTGGGCAGTTCACTCGGAGATATACACACTACCTGTTGGCATAGTCGAGCCTGCAGGTAAGGTACGTATTGCGACCTCCGGTGAGGCTGTAAGATACGCGCGAATGCTATCTTTACAGAAGTTCCTGTTCGGTGTGATGGGAAAGACTCAGCTGTTTCATCTGATTGGTTCTCCCATTGACGATGATTGGTGGGAACGTACCTACCCCGCCGATTTGTGTGCTTCCCTCCGGGAGTCACACTATTTCGTCAGTGGAGACTACTCAGCTGCGACAGATGGGTTAGACCCTTCACTTTGTGAGTACGCGTGGGACGCATTGGGCAGAAATGTCCTCTTGCGTAAGAAGGATGGCAGTCTCGTTCGACTGCTTGACACCTCGTGGTATACCTTGGGTGGCACCGGGCTGACCGGTCACCGCCTTTTCAATGGTATGAAGCGCCATGAGGCCACGGAGAATCCGGCATCCGGATTTCCCCAGCGATGGGGACAATTGATGGGCTCCCCTATCAGTTTTCCGATCCTGAATCTGATCAATATGGCGGGCACGATCACCAGCCTGCTCGGGTCGCGAAACCCGACTCCCCTATTAGTGTTATCCCTCATCCAGCGGTATCGTATCCGCACGAACGGTGACGACATCGCGTTCCTCTGTCCTAAGGAGCGCTATGAAGTCTGGAAGACTACTATGGGAGCATGTGGACTGCATCTGTCCCTAGGTAAGAACTACATCTCCAATAAGTTTCTGATCATAAACTCGGAGATGCGTTACCTACGGCCGATTGTAGGACCAGCCACTTCGCTGGCATCAGATAGAGCATTCCGTTGGGACCCAATTGGCTTCTGCAACCTCTCCACTCTCTTTGGTTTGACACCTAAAGGGGCTGGAGCGGGAACTGACTGCCAGAAGGAGACTTGCTACTTCGAGGTCGGCCCTCTGGCTCGTTCCCTAATATGGGGAGCCATCCCAACCTACGCGGCTCGACGCACGGAGGCCTTCTTGAACTTTTGGAAAACAGTTCTCGATAGGACTCCTCCAGGTATTGACTACCACGCCCCCCAGGCATTAGGGGGTCTGGGCATTCCTTCAGTAGGCGTAATCCGTTCTGTACCGGACTACGTTCGTAAATTCTGGGCCTTGCTGGCCTGCAGTGATACGAAAACGAGACTGAAGATTGTTAGCCCGCCGGCGGCACGGGTCGTTAACCCGATCGCCCGTCGACTGGCAGAGCTTGACGCCCAAAATAGTATACGTGTGGAGCGTGTATCAGAGATTACGTTCACCTCTGAGGACAACGTGGCCCCACGTTTACGTCAGACTTTACAGAGTCTGGGGAGCTCCTTTGGCGCTATGCTTCATTTACTATATGAGGCCT